AATGATTCCGATTCTTTTAAGTTTCGATATAGAAATATTAGTATCTTCTATGTTAGATTCATTAAAGATCACTGAGATGATTATAAAAAGACTTTACAAATCTAATTACTTTAATGTAGAAGTAGGCCACTTGGACGAAGGAACATATAGACTACCTTCTTATTATTCTCTTCCAGACGATTACACTGTAGAAAACCCAATAGATTTTAGCTTTGATGACAAAGAAAAATATAAAATAACATTTCCGATAGAAGTAAATTCATTTATACCTTCCTTCTCAAATACTCCGGATGGAAATCCAGGAACTGGAAGTTTAGATGGAAATGCATATCATTATGGTTCAGGTGGAAGTTCAGAATTTCATGCTGGAAACAGAATGTTTGAAATAAAACAAAAATCAGTTACATCAAATAAGGGAGAAGCTAAGGACGAGCAAATACAGGCAACACCTGACGATCCTAACATAATTGATGAAAATGATCTAGATATATAGTTAAACAACAAAATTAAACGAATAATAAAATGACAAACATGTTAGCACCTTTCGTACAGATTGAAGAAACAGTTCAATTCTATTTAAATAATAGAGCATACGAAATAAAAGAAAACAACATTGAAATTATCGAAAGACCAACCAATAAGGATTTTTTAAATGCAATAGCTGCATTCGAAAGTTTTGATATAGTAGGTAACGATATCAAATGGTATAGTAAAGGTTCAAAATTTATTTACAACATTGAAGAAGGAAAGTTCTACAATGGAACATCTGAAATTAATGAATCATTTACAACATACGTATTAGCCAGCGGACTAGTTAGATATGAAAACAAAAATAAAGCTGAATTATTTGAAAGCCTTTCTACAATCGTAGAGAACTTCATGTATTTAGATTTCGCTACCACGTATAAGAAAGGAGGTGTCACAGTTGATTTATTCAAATTAGATGAAAATCTATTTATTTCTAGATTCAACAAAGACACCAACCTAAGCAAATTCTTCACAGCTACGGCTAACGAGGCAGTAACATATATTAAAGAAGAAACAACTGAAGACGCTTCAAATGTAGTAATCGAAATGCTAGAAGGAGAAACTTTAGAACTTGCTAAGAAATCTGAAGAAATTTCAAAATTCGAAGAAATGATTTCTTTCTTAAAAGATCAAAGAGGTTTATTAGCAGAAGCTGATAAGTCAATTGAAGAAATTAAAGCTGCTGATGCTTTAATAAATTCAGAGATCAAGATATGGGAAGATAAGATCGAAGCTTTAAACGCATAGAACGTATCATCGTAAGATAAAGAAGGGACCGTTGGTCCCTTTTTTAGGTTAATAAACTTTTTAACATTTTTAAGTATAATCCCTATAAATAAACCAACAATACTGTGGCTAAAAGAAGAAAATCAAGAAACTACTTAAATAATAGAGATTTATTCGATCAAATGGTTCTTTCTAAGGATCAGGATAAATTGACAAAGGATGCCGAAAAAATGTTAATTCTTTTGGCTGAAAAGGCAATTAATAGAATGAGATATGTCAGCGAGGATGATAGGAACGATTGCTTGCAATTTGCTATATTAGACCTTTTAAAATACTGGAGAAATTTCAATCCTAAATATCCAAATGCATTCGCATACTTTACAGAAATTGCAAAGAGAGGATATGCCAAGGGATGGAATAAAATACACCCTCAAAAATACAAAGGAACTTTATCCATAGACAAGGGATCTGGTAACTCTGAAAATCAAACAGGAATTTATAGTATCTAATGTCAATAAAGAATGTCAAACCAACTAAAAATTCAGGATTTAATCAAGGTTATTATAAACCTAATAATCCTTCTAAATATGCAGGACCTACTCCAATCATATATAGAAGTTCCTGGGAACGTAAGTTTATGATGTGGTGCGACAAAAATGAAAAAGTAAGTATGTGGTCAAGTGAACCAGTTGAAATACCATATTGGTCAAGGCAAGATTCTACAAAAAGAAAATATTACCCTGACTTTTATTTTAAGGCAACACAGCCCGATAATACATCAAAGGAATATTTAGTAGAAATAAAACCAAAGCAACAGATACAAAAACCAGAGATGCCAAAGGTAAATTCTAAAAAGGCACTCAAGTCGTATAAGTTTTTAGCGGAGCAATACGTTAAAAATATGGATAAATATAATGCAGCTAAAGAATTTTGTTCTAGCAGAAATTGGAACTTTATAGTTCTTACGGAAGAAACAATAATCAGCGGGCTGTACTAAAATAAATTAAAGTTAATAATATGATAACAGTATTTGACGATTTTATAAAAGATCAAGAATTATTAGACGCAATCGCAGAGGAAGGAGAGTCATTCTATATTCCTACAGGAGATTATACATATTGGAAAGGATGGTGGAACAAACCAGCTTCTAATTTAAAGCAGAAATTAGCTCAATATATTTGGGAAACTAATTTGCCTATTAAGTTAAATATACAGGCCGATGGTTTCGAATATTGGACAGGTTTACAGACAGCAAGAGAAGACGGAAGAAGGAACTATCTAGAATTACACTACGATGACGATGTACATTACAGAGAAAAAACAGGAAATAGAATGGTTCCAGTTTTAGGATGTGTATACTATCCACCTGGCTTTACATTTAAAGGAGGAGATCTTCTCATATATACTGATGGTGAAAAAGAATCTCCTGAAATAATTAAAACTAGGCCAAATAGATTAGTCATATTTAGGCCAGGAGAAGTTGTACATGGAGTAGACACTGTCACTGAAGGAACTAGAGGAGCTATTGCAATTAATATATGGGCGCAAGAACCTTGGTCGGTTGGTCAGGGTTTAATTAAAGTAGAATAAACTAAGGCTATTAATGGGCTATATTAAGGAAGAAATAAAAAAATTGACAAAAGGAAAAGGAAAGGCTAAAGCCTCGAAAGAGTCATTGTCATGGTTCGAAAAATGTCTTAATGATAGCAAACAAAAAAGCGTAGGATCTACTCGATCTAGGTTTATTCCTGGCAAAATGTACGTATTTGAATACACACCAATAACAAAGGATATTCCATGGTATGATGATAATCCCGTAGTCGTTGCCTTAGATCCATACGATGGAGATGATATAGGGATTAATATCACTATGCTACCTCCTAAATTTAGAGAAGACTTTTTAGATGAAGTATACAGTAGATATCAATCAACTATTAAATCAGCTTCTAAAAAAGATGATGCTAAGAAGCAAAAAGGTCTAATAAAATTTTCATACCAAGGAGCAAAAAGATATCTTGAAACATACGGATATGATTTTGCTATTAGAAGATACAAACCTTCTGGTAAATCTAATCAAGCTGTGGTTGCATATAAAGACTGGTGTAAACTAGCAATATGTGAATTTGATTCCCTTCAAGGGATCAATAAACAGCAGTTGATTAAGTTATTTGAAGATCATCGTAGAAAAAAGAATATATAAAGAGAAGTATAATACAATTGTAAATTTAACACATGGCAGGATTTATAGAAAGAAATGGACCATTAAGTACCGGTAAAAGATCATTCACCCTTAGTGATACACTAAAAAGACTCTCGTCTTTTGGTATGTATTACGATGATTTGGTCTTAAGACAATCACAGGCAATAGGTCCCGTAGAAGATGAATTTGGTTACGGCCAAATGAATCAAATGGGTCTAGACGACGATAATATGTATGGAGCGTTTGCTGCATTATCGATGGCTGACACCACGATGCGAAAAAACATACCTTTTTTCGATCAAGGATATGAAGGTAAGAGAGAAGAATTAAGAAGATTTTCTACACACGATGAAATAGAAGATATATTAGACATTTTATGTGATGAATCCATTGTATACGACAATAAAAACTTTATTGGAAATCCAGAACTTATTGGAATGGATGTTTCTGAAGAAGTTACAAAATATTTAAATAAATCATTTAGAGATCTATACCAATACTTTGGATTTAATTCGGATCAATCTGCATGGTATTTCTTTAGAAAATTCTTAATTGACGGATATCTTTCTTTTGAAATTATTTATAGCCCAGAGCAAGATCAAATTATAGGATTTAAAGAAATAGATCCTATTACATTAATGCCAGGTTATAATAAAGATGATGGTAAAAAAGTATGGGTTCAATTCAAGGACGATCCTGTTAAAGAGAGAGTCCTATATGATTCACAGATCATCTATCTTTCTTATTCTTCAATAACCACTGCCTCTAGGGTAAGTTACCTAGAAAGACTTATAAGATCATTTAACTTAATGAGAATTATGGAACACACTAGAGTAATCTGGGCAGTTACAAATTCTTCTTATAGAATGAAGTTTATTATTCCAGTTGGTGGTAAATCTAAAACAAGAGCTAAACAGTCTCTTGCTCAACTAATGGGTAACTATAAAGAAGTTGTAGATTTTGATTGGGATTCAGCTACATTAGCAACTAATGGAAAACCAATGCTACAATTTAATAAAGAATATTGGTTACCATCAAAAGAAGGAGAATCTCCAGAGATTGAAACTCTAGGAGGAGAAGGTCCTGAATTATCAGATACTGAAGCCCTTAAATATTTTAATGATAAATTAAAAATGGTTTCGAAAATACCATTTAATAGATTTATGTATGAAGATGGTGGAGGAGACTTTAACCTAGCAGCTGACGGTATGATTAGAGACGAAATTAAGTTCTCTAAATTTATTAAAAGATTACGTTCTGCATTCCAAGAAGTTTTAGTAAAACCACTATGGTTACAAATGTGTCTTAAATTCCCTGAATTTAAAGATGATGCAGGTTTCAGAACTCAAATAGCTATTCAATTTAACGAAGAGAATATGTTTGCTGAATTAAAGCAGATGGAAATCATGGAGAAACGACTAGACTTTATATCTACAATGCAAGATTCTCTAATGAAAACAGATCCAGTTACTATGGAAGAAATGCCATACTTTGACATGGAATTCTTAGTAGACAGATACTTAAAATTATCCCCTGACGATAAAGCTGCAAACGAAGCTTATAAACAAAGACAAGCTTCTGCAGAAGCAGAAGAACCTGAGGTGGACCCTACGGACATGGGATTCTAGAAAAAAGAATATATAATTAGAAATGAAACACTTACAAACATTTAATAACTACTCTAATATAACAGAGGATGCAATAGAGGTCGGAGACGATTCAGATGTAATAGTAGATGATATTCTTTTAGATTCAGGTGAAAAGATTAAATCAGCTGAGGTTATAGGAGTAATAAACACTAGTAAAACTGAAAAAGAATTCAAGGAATATTTCTATAAAGAATATGGAAATAATGCATTTACTGAAGAAGATATGCAAACTCTAGTTACTTATTATTTAGAAGTTGAAACTGAAGTAAAGGCTAAGGAAACTGAAGAAGAAGAAGCCGCTAAGAAAGAAGAAGGTAGCGAAGAAGGTGACGGTGGACTAGAAGCAGAGTTAGGAGATTTAGAAATATAGAAAAAATGAAAAATCATTATTCTTCAAAAGATATATAAACAACAAACATAGTATTAAAATATATGAATACAAAAAATAATCTATTAATCCTAGAAAGATCTTCTAGCGAATTAGAATTTAAAAAAGATGGTGACGGGGCTTATGTCCTTGAGGGTATTTTTGGAGAAATCGACAAAAAGAATAGAAATAATAGAATCTATACTGAGTCGGAATATGTTCCTCAAATTGAATCTCTTCAGTCTAAAATTGGTTCTTCTAAACTTTTAGGAGAATTAGATCATCCACAGACATTTGATGTATCTTTAAAAAATGTATCTCACATTATTGAAGAATTATCTTATGATAGTGAAACAAAACAAGTAAAAGGAAAAATCAGATTACTTGATACTGAAGCTGGTCGTCAGGCTAAAGCTTTAGTTGATGCTGGTGTTCCTTTACAAATTTCATCTAGAGCAGCTGGTACAGTTGAATCTAACGGGACAGTTAAAATTAAGCAATTATTCACATACGATTTAGTTGCAGATCCTGGTTTTGAAAATGCAGAATTAAAAAGAGTTAACGAATCTTTCGGATTTGATAATGACTCTAGCATTCAAATTTATGAAATTGGAAATACAAAAGAACTTTTAACAACCGAAAATAAAACTGAAAACAAAATGGCTGAATCAAAATTCGTAAGTACTGATGATTTTAATAAATATTCACAGTATTTATCAAGCGAAATAAAAACTATTAAAGAGGGAATGGATTCTTTAAATAGTGATGAATCTGTAAAGTCTGAGGTGGAAAGCGTAAAAGAATATTCAAACTATCTTGCTGAGAAATTAGAAAAGACTATCGAGTATTCTGCATACCTTGCCGAAAACTTAGATAATACAATAACTACAAATAACGAAATATCTGAGAAATTAGATAATAGCGTTTCATACACTGAGCATGTTGCTGAAGGTGTTGAATCAATTAAAGACTATACTAATTATTTAGCAGAATCTTATAATGAAGGTGCAACAACTCACGAAGGCTTATTAAAGTATATTGAATACTTAAAAGAAAATTTAGAAAAAGTTACTGAATACGCAGAATACGTTGCAGAAACAGTTAATTCTAACCTATTACTAGAAGATGAAGCTGGTAAAGAAGTTGAAGAAATTGAAGATGAAGACGATTCTAAAGATGTTACTGAACCTACGGTTGATGCTGAAGGAAATGAATTAGATCACGGTGCAGAAGTTGAAGACAAATCTGACGAGTTAGAAGACGAGTTAGAAGACACAGTTGATGATGCAGGTGATGAAGAAATTTCTGAAGAAGAAGAAACTGAAGCAGTAGAAGAAACTGAAGAAGAAGACGTTGAAGAAGGAAATGCATTCGGCGCTGCAAGAGCTAAAGCAATCGCAGACGGAGAAAAAGAATTTACAGTAGACGGAGAAACTTATAAAGTTGAAGACGTTGATGCTGAAGATAAAGAAAATGCAGAAGAATTCGTAGAAGAAACTGAAGAAGTAGAAGAAACTGAAGCAGTAGAAGAAACTGAAGAAGAAGAAACTGAAGCGGTAGAAGAAACTGAAACAGTAGATGCATTAGATTCTTACAAATCTGAAATTAGTTCTAAATTATCTGCTTTAATCGAAAAAGCAACTGTTAAAGAAAATACTAACCCTCATTTCTTTAGATTTATTTCTGAATCTAAGAAAACAGAATATAATGAATTAAATACTGAAGATCAATCTAAAGTATTAAAATCAATCGAAGGAAAAGGATTCTTAACTGAAGGACAAATTCTTACATTATGGAACTCTTCATTAATAAATAGCGTTAAAACTAACGAACCTACTGTTATTGAAATGATGCCAGAAGAATATAAAGAAAGATGGTCTAACATGTCAGATAACAAGAAAACAGCTCTTTTAGCTCAATCTAAATACCATAAACTAGAAACTGCTTACCAAGTAAGAAACTTCTGGCAAACTAGAGATCTTAGAGATGTCAAAGTTGTTATGGAAAAAGTAGAGACAGTAAATGAAGCTGCTCCTGTTATTGAAGAGAAGAAATCTTTATACGATTTAACTGATGTTAAGAAGTCTATTAATAAGAGATTTAACAAGTAATATCTTAATATTTTAGGAAAAACGTAAAAAACGTAAATATAATAACAATATATAGTATATCGATAATCAGATAAGAAGAAAAAATCTGACAAACATCGAGAAGATCGTTCAATCGATCAAATTTAAACAACCATTAAAAAAAAACAAAATAATAAAATGGCAAATTTAATTAACTCTGCAGAAGTTAGAGAAACTTGGGCTCCGATCATCGAATCAGCTACAGGTATCAACGAAGCAGAAAAACTAGCGTGGATGTCAGAATACTGTCATAACCACAAACTTTACGAAGATGCACACTTAATGTCTTTAGGGACTGCAGGTAACATCTTTGGTATGGGTGATGTATCTTTACCTTCTGCAACTGCAGACGGTTCAGGTGATAAAGCTCCTACATTATTACCATTAGCAATGCAAGTTGCTGCACAAACTATAGGTTTAGACTTAGTACCAGTTGTACCAATGGCTGGACCAATGGGTCTTTTATCTTACTTAGACTTCGTTTACGAAGGTGGTAAAATGATTGGTGATACTGCTCCAACATATATCAAAGCTACAAAAGATGTAACAATCTTATCTGGTGATGCAAAAGTTGGTTCTTCAAGAATCGATGGTAAAGATATCATCAAATTAGGTGCTACTACTGAAGCTTTATTAGATGCTGAAAATGGAACTCCTGTAACTGTAACTTCTTTATATGATGGTGCTGAACTAGTAAAAGCTTTAGAAGATCACATTAAAGGATTCACTGCTGCTGACGAAAGTGGTAACCCATTCTCAAGAGGTGCAGGTGAACAAACTCCTGACAAAGTAATGGGCTTAAGCTTATTCTCAAAAAGCGTTGCTGCTGAAACTTTCCAAGTTGCTGCTGCCGTAACAAGAGAACAAGTACAAGACCTTAAACAATTCGGTGTAGATGCTGTTGCTCAAGTTGAGTCAGTATTAACTAACGAATTAACTCAGTCAATCAACAACTTAATCTTAAGCAAGTTAAACGGTTTAGGTAAAGCTAACTTAATTGCTGCAGGTGATTCAACTCTTTTAGACTTAGACTTAGTTGCTGGTACATTAGGTGGTGATACTGTCGCTTCTAACCATAGAAGAATCTTAACTTCAATCCTTGCTGCTGCGAACTTTATCGCAAACAGAGGTAGAAGAGGTGCAGGTAACTTCTGTGTTGTAGGTCCTAAAGTGGCTACAGCTTTACAATCAGTTGCTGGATTCGTTGCTAACCCAATGGCTAACACATTATCACAAGCAGCAGGTGCAATCTACCCAGTAGGTTCTGTAGCTGGTGTAAATGTATACACTGACCCAAGACAAGAATGGGAAAATTCTGTTGGTTACGAAGTAGTAGTTGGTAGAAAAGGTGACGGTAATGGTCCTGGATTAGTATTCATGCCTTACTTAATGGCTGAATCAGTACAAACAATCGCTGAAGGAACTATGGCTCCTAAAGTTGCTGTTAAATCTAGATTCGCATTAGTTGAAGCAGGTTTCCATCCAGAAACTCAATATGTTACATACTTAATCGAGGGTTTGACTCTTTAATTATACCTGGAGGTCTTAAGACCCCCGGCTCTATAATTGAAAAATAACTTTTAGATTTTAATATTAAAGGTCCTCTATTTTAGAGGACCTTTTTTTGTTTCGTTGAAACTTAAACAGATATATAGACTATAAGTTTATAAATAAATCAATATAAAGATGAAAACATTTGAACAATGGTATAATTCTACAAAAAAAGCTAATTCAATAGATGAAGCAGCTGAAGATAGTGTACCTGTAGCTAAATCATCAGCTTCAATAGAATCAGACACTGCTACTGTCGTAGCCTCTCCAGAAATAACAGGAGAAGAAGGTTATTCTAAAATGATGCAAGATTGCGATGATATTATTAATTCACTAAAAACTCTTTCTGATCAACTTACAGAATCAGAAGATCAGACATTAAATGAACAAAACCCAATGGGCGCTGTACTTATGAATGATCCAATTATAATGGGAGCTGTTTTAGGATTAACGGCAGTTATTGGTGCGGTTGGCCTAGGTGCCAAAGCTATAAAGGATGGTGCTAAAAACAAAAAGACCATTAAAGAAGCAGAAAAAGATTACTCTAAATTAAAGAAATTAAAAATGCAAACCGTTAAGATGGAAGTTGCAGTATTATCTTTAGAGGATAAAAGAAGAGAACTATCTACTACTGAGTCTGTTGAAGAAGATAGCGATGCAAAGGCCGCAAAGGTTAAAGCAAAGGAAAAAGCAAGCGCTGCTAATAAGAAAAAGGCACTTGTTAAAATGAAAGCAAAGCTGGATAATCAAATAGAATCAATGTCTAAGAAAAAAGATGGAATAAAGGCCGCATCTACAGAATATGGATCATCTTTAGAAGTTAAATATTCAAAGGTAAGTGGATTTGGATCTGGAAAGGTTAAAACATTGATTGCTGATATGAGAGATCAAATCACGACAGAAGTTTCAGAATATAAGTTAGATGCATGGGGAGATAAGATGAGTGCCGAGACTAAGAAAGATTTAAAGGAAAGAATCAGCAAAACTAAACAGTCTCAGAAAGAAAGAATGGATCAAATTAAAGCTGAGCAAGAGAAAACTGCTAAGAAGCTAGACGATGCAGCTAAGAATGACGAAAAAGTTAAAGCTGAATTAGAGCAAATCAAAGCTGAGAAGGAAAAGGGAGAAGAAAAAGAAAAAGAAGAAACTCCAGAAGAAACTCCTGAAACTACACCTGAAACTCCAGAAGAAACTCCAGAAGAAACTGAAGAAGATGATTTCGATGCATTTGGAACGGACGGAGACGATGAAGAATCACCTGAAGAAGAAACTGAAGAAGTTGACAAGTCAGATAATTCAAAAGAAGGAATGACTAAAAGAGTTGATGCTGTTATTGCAAAAGCAGAAGAAAGCGGAGATGAATCAAAGGTTAAAAAGGCTAAAGAACTTAAAGCTAAAATTCTTGCAAAAGAATCTTGGCAATTAAATAATACTAAATTAGGTCTAATATTTGAATCTGATCTTAGAAAAATGGAAATGGAAGCTTTAATACAAGAATCTATTTCAATTAAAGATCGTTTCTCTAAGTTAATCTAAATTCTTTTTAGAATTTTTACGAGCTAAATTTAGAAACTCCTGTTGTTGATTCAATAGGAGTTTTTTTATGTGCTTACGAAACTCTATAGATGACTTAAGAATCCTAGCATCCACCATAGGAGCCAGTAGTGCATCATGATACTCTGGATGTACAAAGTTCTCTAAGCTAAAGTTATCAGTCTTAGATCTGATAGGTTTACCAGATAGTGCACAAACCCAATCTATAGTGTTGTAGTTTTCTTTAAATCTTCCATCTTTACAAACGAATCAGTAGACCAATCATAATAATACTTATTTTTAGAGGAAGTATATCTATGTTGACAGATGTTAAATATGATATGAACGAACTGATCGCTCTTACATCTTTCACCTATGATTGGATTTTCTATTAATAGCCTTTTCTGCTGCCTTGCAAGATTTGATAACTTAATTCCAAATCTATTAGAGTAAGGAGAATGAGGAGAAACC